GTGATTGCGGAGGTCCGACCAGGCCTGTATGACCTGATCGACACGAACCGCCGGTATATCAACTATCTACGGAAGAGAAACCCGGAAAGTGAAGAAACAATAGACTACAACACCGAACGGGCAAAACTGGTTCGGGCGAAGCGGAAAAACGAAGAATACGAATTGCAGTTGAAAGAAAACAAGCTACACGCGGCGGAGGACATAGAAGCCGTCATGACGGATATGCTTGTAAATTTCAAATCCCGCTTGATGGCGATTCCGTCGAAGCTTGCGCCGGTCCTTTGCAAGAAAACCGACAAAGCAGAGATTTTCGCCTTGCTGAAAGATCACATCGACGAAGCCTTGATGGAACTTTCAGATTTCAAAACGGCGTTCGGGGAAAGGGCAAAGGATGAAGAAAGCGACGGTTGAACTATTCACGCAAATTTTTTCCGTCCTTGCCCCGCCGCCGGATATGACAGTTTCGGAATGGGCGGACGAATACCGCCGCCTTTCCTCTGAATCGTCGGCGGAGCCGGGCCGCTGGAGGACTTCAAAAGCCCCGTATCAGCGTGAAATTATGGACGCGGTTTGTGATATGCGCGTTCAAAAAATCGTTATCATGTCGGCGGCGCAGATCGGGAAAACCGACGCGTTGATTCTAAATCCTATCGGCTATTATATGCACTACGACCCGTCGCCGATCATGGTAATGCAACCGACAATTCAGATGGCGGAAACGTTCAGCAAAGACCGCCTTTCCCCTATGCTACGCGACACGCCGGTTCTACGGGACCGGGTGAACGACAAGAGCCGGAACAGCGGAAACACAATCTTGCAAAAGATTTTTCCGGGCGGTCATGTCACGATGGTGGGCGCAAATTCCCCGTCGTCCCTTGCTTCCCGCCCGATCAGGATTCTGCTGGCGGACGAAATCGACCGATACCCGGCGACCGCAGGCAATGAGGGCGACCCCCTCTTGCTTGCGGGAAAGCGGCTTGCCACCTTTTGGAACAAAAAAGAGGTATGCGTAAGCACGCCGACGGTCAAGGAAACGTCGAGAATAGCCGTCGAGTATGAGCATAGCACACAGGAAGAATGGAACGTGCCTTGTCCGGTATGCGGCGAATTTACGCCGCTGACATGGGGGAATATCCGATTCGACAAGAACAATCTTGACGAAATCGGGCATTGTTGCCCGGCCTGCAAAAAGGTTTCAAGTGAAATCGAGTGGAAAGAGCAATCGCAAAAGGGGAAATTCATTGCAAAATATCCCGACAGAAAGGTTCGGGGCTTTCATTTGAACGCCCTTGCTTCCCTGTTTGTTGAGTGGCGGGAGGTTGTCGAAAAATTCCTAACAGCGAACGAAGAGAAGAAAAAGGGCAATATAGAACTTCTCAAAGCGTGGACAAATACCGAAATGGGGGAAACGTGGGAAGAGGACGGACAGCAGATCGAAACGGACGACCTTTACGCCCGGCGGGAAGAATACGGGTGCGAGGTCCCGGAAGAAGTGCTGGTGCTGACCGCAGGCGTTGACGTGCAGGACGACCGCTTTGAAATTGAGGTTGTCGGCTGGGGCGTTGACAAAGAAAGCTGGGGGATTCGGTATCAGGTCATTTACGGCGATTTGAAGCGCCAGCCCGTATGGAATGAACTGGACACGTTTCTTTCGCAGACTTTCACCACGGCGGACGGGCGACGGTTGAAAATCATTTGCGCGTGCGTCGATTCCGGCGGTCACTTCACGACGAACGTTTACCGGTTCTGTAAGGAGCGGACAGCCCGCCGCGTATTCGCTATTAAGGGCAAGGGCGGCGCGGAGGTCCCCTATTTTGGGAAGCCGTCAACATCAAATATTGTAAAAGCCCCCCTTTTCACGGTGGGCGTTGATACCGGCAAGGCGCTATTGTATCAACGGCTGGCGGTGAAAAAATGGGGGCCGAATTTTTGCCATTTTCCGGCGGAAGAGGGCCGCGGCTATACGGAAGAATATTTCCGGGGGCTGACCGCTGAAAAAATGGTTGTCACCTACAAAAAGGGGCGGGCGCAATATGTCTGGACGCTGAAAGACGGCGGGTATAAACGCAATGAGCCGTTAGACATTCGGAATTATGCAACCGTCGCTTTGGAGATTGCAAACCCGATTTTGAAGAAGCCGGAACGGGACACGCCAGCCGCCACGACCCGAAAACGCGGCAGGCGGTCAAGAACGAATGGGGGGATTTCCTAAATGGCAACGAAAAAGCCGAAAACAAAAATCGAAATTGCGCGGTATCACCTGAACGCATGGCTGGAAGCTGAATTAGAGGTAACGACACATCAAAGTTACAAAATCGGTTCGCGGAGCCTGACACGGGCGGACCTTGCGGAGATCAGGAAGCAAATTGAATTTTGGCAGAATCAGGTGGCGAAATTGGAAAACGCCGAAAAGCGCGGCGGTAGAAACCGCGTATTGCGGGCGGTCCCGCGGGACCTGTAAAGGCGGTGAAGCGGATTGAATGTGCTTGACAGAATGATTTCCGCCGTGTCGCCGGAACGGGCCGTTCGACGGGCGGCGGCGCGGCAAAAGCTGAAAATCCTTGACAGCGGTTACGGAAATTACGGCGCGTCGCATACAAAAAAATCCCTTATGGGCTGGCTGTATGGCGGCGGGTCCGCGAAAGAGGATATTCAAGAAAACCTTTCGACGTTGCGCCAGCGTTGCCGTGATCTTTACATGGGCGTTCCTCTTGCTACCGGCGCGCTGAAAACTTGCCGGACAAATGTTGTCGGCCCCGGCCTACGCTTGAAAAGTCAAATCGACTATGAGTTTTTGGGAATGACGGAAGAGGAAGCCCGCGCCCTTGAAAGCAAGATCGAGCGGGAATTTGCTTTGTGGGCCGATTCTCCCGCGTGCGATTTGGAGCGGCTGGACAATTTTTACGAACTGCAACAGCTTGCTTTTTTGAATTGGCTTATGTCCGGCGACGTTATCGCAACGTTGCCGGTCACACGGCGGGCAAATATGCCCTATGACCTCCGAATCTGTCTGATTGAAGCGGACCGGTTGAGCAACCCGGACGGGGACACCAGCGACCCGCACATTGTCGGCGGCGTGGAAACGAACGCCGCCGGGGAGGTTGTCGCATACCATATCAGCAAACACCACCCCTTGTCCTATGACCTGACCGAAACCGGCTGGACGCGGGTTGAAGCTTGGGGAGAAAAAAGCGGGCGGCGAAATGTGCTTCACATCATGAATCGGGAACGAATCGGACAGCGGCGCGGCGTGCCGTTCCTTGCGCCGGTTATTGAAGCCCTGAAACAGTTGGGGCGATATACCGACGCTGAACTTGTCGCCGCCGTCGTTTCGGGAATGTTTACCGTGTTCATCGAAAAAGAATCCGCGTCCAGTGACGCGGGTTTTGGTGAGATCATACCGGAAGAAGAACAGGTAGACGCGGCGGACGACGGAACGATTGAACTTGCGCCCGGCGCAATCGTGGATTTGAACGAGGGCGAAAAAGCCCACGACATGAACCCCGGCAGGCCGAACACGGCTTTTGAAGGGTTCGTTGTTGCTATTTGTCGGCAGATCGGCGCGGCCCTTGAAATCCCCTATGAACTGCTGGTGAAGTGCTTCAATTCGTCTTTCACAGCTTCCCGCGGCGCGCTTTTGGAAGCGTGGAAAATGTTCCGAATGTATCGGACATGGCTTGCAAATGATTTTGATAGTTAGCTGAATTTGCCTATATACGAAAAGCCCGCCGAAAGGCGGGCTTTTTGCATTTTAGAGCAAAAAGGAGGACAAATCCATGACGAGCGACGAATACTACGCGCTGCTGAAGGAGGCCCACGAGCGCGTGGACTGGTCCAGCCGGGACAGCATCCACGCCTACAACGAGTACGCCCGCGAGCTGCGGAAGCAAGTGTCTGAGGAGGCTGACAAGTAATGTTTCTGGTAAAAGACCTGCTCCACACCCAATACGACGTGGAGCAAATCCATGATACGAAGGACGTTCTGGACATTATCATCGGTATCACTGGCAACGACCAGCTCAGCGATGTAGACCATGTTCTCAGCCAGATGAACTTCGGCGACGTGTTCACGCGAGTTCCCTACTTCAAAGTGTGGTGTGTTCCTAACGAATCCTATCTGCTCCACCACGAGATCGAGGAGGCTGCTATCCGGCTGTTAAAAACCTGTACTGATGACTATGCCTCCCGTATCTGGGACGTTATCCGCGATGAGGTAATCACTGACGTTTGGTTGTGTGCTTGCGAGCCCGGCGGCGAGGACGGTTTTACTGACGGCGACATCGCCCTGGCAATCGGGCGGGCCATTGCCGAACGGTTTGGCTGGCTGTGAGGTGTAGCTATGAAACCTGAAACCAAAGACGGTGTTCGGTATTTTACCTGCAAGCGGTGCGGCCTGCGGAACGCCGAGCCGGTGAAATCCTGGCGGAAGAAGCCGCAGAAAGACAAGAACATCTGCCTGCTGTGCCTCGATAAGCGGGCGACCGCCGCACAGACCGCCCGAGAGAGGGCCTACCTCTACGGGCACAAATATTTCTGAGAGGAGGAATCACCGTGGGAGAAAACGTCAGAACGATAACCATGTCTGTTCGAGGCGGCTTTATCAACGACCTTGCGCTGGAGAAGTGCTACCTCGACCACGACATTTGCTACGCGGTAGACCTCCTGATGAGCTGCCTTAAAACTGACCAACTTTCTGAAGGAGATCGGCTCATGCTGGCCCTTCGGGTGCTGAACGGCGAGGTCGAGATTCACGGAACCTACCCCGGCGATGACTACGGCCCCGTGGAACTGGAGGTTAAAAACCCCAAGTACGACTTGCGGGCCATGCTTACCGGCATGAAGGAAACCATCAGCTCTCAGAAAAAGGAGATTGAACAGCTCAATAAAAAGCTGGCTTGCTGCGGTGAGCAGCTTGATGAGGCAGGGATGCGTAAAGCCAATCGTGCTTGGCGGGACGAGTGGTGCGAGGAAGGTAAAATTTTCAGCGGCATTTCTGATTCGGTTCTGTCTTCGGCACCAACAGGTTTGGTTGGCGAGTTTCTTGAACGTATGCACCGATCTGATTCCGATGAAGATTATGGATGGCTGGAGCCGTCTGGCGTGTTCCACCCCGTTGAGTGGGGACAGCACGAGGAATGGGCCTGCGAGCAAGTCAAGCTCAAAGACTGGTTTGAAGAATGGACGCTACATGGGGGCGGTGGACTGCACTCGTTCGGCGATTTTCTTGTGTACCGCCGGGGCTGGGTGCTCTTGCACAATCCGGCGCAGGGCCTCGCGCGACCTACCTTCAGTGATACCAAACCCTTGACCAAAGCGCAGAAAGAGTTTCTGTTTGACTACTACACGGAGCGAGAGCGGCCTGATCTCGCAAGAACCTATTGGGAGGATTGAGAGCCATGAAAGAAGAACAAATGACCCTGACTGAGTTGGATGCTCAGAAAGACACGGCGAGCTGCAACATCTGCTACGCCCGCAACTACGAATCTGCCCGGGACGATGCTATCGGTGAAAAGGTGAACCGCCTCTATAAGTTGAGCATTGGACACACCGGAATCATGCTCTGCGACAACTGCCTGGACCAGCTCTCCGATATGCTGAACTACGCCCGCCGCCTCCGGGATCATTCCCTTCGGGCAGGCGACGAGGTGTATGTGCTGGAGCGAGATGAGGAGGGGCTGGCCTGTGATGTCACTGGCTATATGTTCCTCGCCGAAGCTGGCGGTCGGGCAATCGTGACCCCGTACATCAACAACATGGACGACCTCGACGGCATCATGGAATACCATGTCATGGAAACCGCTGAGAACTACGACACGGACTTGGCGGTGTTCCCGATGGAGGATTGCTACGCAGACCGAGAGGAGGCCCTTGAAGTTTTGCGCAAGGAGAAAGACGGTGACGTAGGATGATGTTCTTTACCAGGGGCCGAGACTTGGCGGACTACGTAAACCTCTTGTCCGGGGCGCTGCGAGCACTGGCCCAGGACATGGCCCGGATAAGTGAGCTGACCGGCAGAAAGATGACGGAGGACATGATCCTCGATGCGTACATCCAAGCTGCGAGCGGCCCGACCATCTTCGAGCGCGTCTTGATTGAGCAGGGGCGCATGACGGAGGCTGAGGCGAATACGAACCATCTGGCGGAGATGATCTACTGCCAGGTGTTTGAGGGCCTTACACCCAAGATACCAGAGCTCAAATACTACGAGGTCAAATTTTCCGATGGAAATGAGATCAACGCGGTGTGGGTGTGCATTCGTGGCACAGACCAGCCCACCACTGAAGAAGCCCAATGGTTCATGGCCTCGGATTCTGCGGCGCTGAAACTGCCCGTCGCAGAGGTCTGCGAGATTGATGAGCAGACTGCCCGGGGTTGCTACGATTTCAGCAACGAGGCTGACTGGCCCATCTTCTCGAAAGGAGGCACCCGTTATGGCACGAAAAACGCCAGTTGTTGAGGACTGGCTGGGGCATGAGTTTTCCACAGGCGGTTACGCGGGAAAGGATTACCTCGACTTTCAGCGGGCTGCAAAAAGGGACCTCAAAAAGATTGCCCAGTCCGCAGGTTTTAGCCTGCACAGTTTCGGCCCAAACCACTACTGCTTTACAGCAGTGTTACGACATGAAGCTACTGGGGCCTTTGTCTATGTGTCCATCAGCGATGTCCGCTTTGGGCAGGATCACTGGTACAACCGAGTTTTGTACCGCAGCATGAAGCATGAAAAAGACTGGACGGGCGGCCCCAACCAACGGTGTGCGTGGAACGAACTGGCTACCGCGCTCACCCGTATGTGCGACACGAATGGAGGTGCCTAAGATGTATGAGCCTGAGCGTCCGTTGGAGCCGCCCGAGGACAAAATCTTCGGTTACTGCGACCACTGCGGCGGAGAGATTTACGAGGGCGATACCGTTTACGACATCGACGGTCAGCGCATCCACGAGGACTGTCTGGAGGACTTTGCCCGGGGCTACTTCGCCGCCTGCCTGACTGAAGCACGAATTTGATGGAGGTGTGATTCATGCAAAGAAGTATTGGCGAAATCTATGAGGCGATCCACGCCATTCCCGCTCGTTCCGCGTGGGAGAAAGGCGTCATCAACTACGCAGATGAGCTGCTCAAAGCCTACCTCGGCAACCGGGGCCTGAGCCTGGAGGACATCCACGTTCGCATCGGCAAGATCACCGAGGCAGACCTGCTGCGGGGCGCTCCGAACTGGGAGCGGTACAGCCGGGGCGGCATGGCCCTGGTGAGCAACGAGGACATTTGCCGGCGGCTCTGCACAAAGGCCGTGTTCAAGAAAAAGATGGCCGGGCAGGTCCCGCCCTCTGCGGGTGGCCGTGATTGGCTCGACTTCCAGGTCACTGCGTTGACTGAGGCTGCGAAGATTGTCCTCGAAGCGGTGAATCGGAGGGCTGAACATGGAACCTGAGAAGGTAATCCGCATTTTGGAGCGGAGAACGACCATTCCCGGAGATGGATTTAGCTACGAGGAAATCAATGAGGCGCTCGACTTTGCCATCCGCGAAGTGGGAAAGTGCATCCCAAAAGCTCCTATCACGGGTGCGTGGGAGCCTAACAGATGCCCCACTTGCGATGCCGACCTCGGTGGAGACTGCGATGACGGCTACTACGAAAATCCGTGGCATGACCGCTGCCCTGAGTGTGGGCAACGGCTGGATATGTGAGGAGGCGACTACACATGAGAAAAGCCATAGCGATAGACTTTGACGGCTGCCTGTGTGATTGGGCGTGGCCCGGAATCGGAGCTCCGCATATGAATGTCATCCAAGCAGCCATCCGTGAGAAACAGAACGGAACTGCTCTGATTCTCTGGACCTGCCGTGTCGGTGAGCGGCTGGGCGAGGCCGTGAAGTTCTGTTCCGACCTGGGGCTGACCTTCGATGCGGTGAACGGCAATCTGCCTGAGCGGATTGCCGCCTATCAGAATGACCCTCGTAAGGTAGAAGCCGACGAATACTGGGACGACCGGGCAGTGCTCACGCCCATTGACCCTGCGTTCAAGGTGGATGGGATGCCGCTGGCAGAAATCATCGACAGCTTGGAAGATCAAGCGCAAGACCGAGATTCACTCACTCCGCCGGATGAGCCCGACAGCATTTTTATCCACGATGCGGCAGCACTCCGCGCCGCAGTAAAACTTCTTCGCAGATTGGAGGAAACCAACCATGATTAAGAACTTCACCCCGATGCCCTTCGAGGGCATCAACCCGCTGCCCGATTACGTCACCAACGTCCGGGCCTTCACCCTCGTCGGCACCGCGCCGGGGGGCTATCGTGTCACACTTGCCAAGCTGACGGTGGGTGAATCCAAGAGCGCCGGCAACCCGCTGGGCCACGCTCTGTTCGAGAGCTTCAACGACCACGGTGAGCAGATGAAATCTGTGAGAACCCGCGTAAGCGGCTGCGACCGGGAGTTTGTGGCGGTCAAGAACGCCATGATGGAGACCGGCGTGGAGTTTTACCCCTCCCTGCCCAGCGCCCCCGAGGAAATCATGCAGTCCCTCGGGGACTGGTTCAGAGTGACGAACGAGGAAATCGCTGAGGTCTCCGTCGTGTCACAAACCTGTCATTGACCTGACGTATAGGAGGTGCTACAATGATACCGTCCAGTATTATGAACGCGCCAATGCGATTGCGTCTCGAAATTCGGAAGAAGTGCAACTTCTTCTGGCTCCGGGACATCCGGGATGTCGATATTACGCAGTGCTGCGCCAAATGTTTCATCGGCCAGAAAGACAATCGGGTCTATTATGCGACGCTGCACAAGTCTGAGGCGGTCGTGGACATCTTTGTCCAGCAGAGTCCGAGGGCAAAAGCCTACTATCTCTGCGGCCTGAGTGACGGGTTCGTCTGGGAGCTGAACACGCACGTCGCGTTCGTTCCCGACCGCAACTCGGAAATCCACATCGACAACGACCGCATCAAGCTCGACATCACCAACGCAAGGCGCATCCACTTCTGGGACTACGTGCCGAATCCGCAGGGGGTCTTCACGAAACAGCAGAGGACCTGCCGCAATTGGATATTCGCAAACTATATCAAGGACGGTATGCCGCTATGATTGTGAGTGCGAGTAGACGGACAGACATCCCGGCACTGTTCTCGGAGTGGTTCTACAACCGTGTTGGGAAAGGATTTGTCCTCCTTAGAAACCCATACAACCCTCTACAGGTCGGGCGTGTATCACTCACGCCCGACCGCGTAGACGGCATTGTGTTCTGGACTAAGAACGCCGCCCCCATGCTGGGCCGCATCCACGAGCTGGATGCGTTCAAGTATTACTTCCAGTTCACCATCACGCCCTACGGACGGGATGTTGAGCGGAATATCCCCGACAAGCATGAGGTCGTGATACCGGCGTTCAAGAAAATCGGGGCTGACAAGGCCATCTGGCGCTACGACCCCGTTTTCCTCAACGAGAGGTACACCTGGGACTATCACATCCGGGCCTTCACCAAGATGGCGGAGGAGCTGGAAGGCCACACGCATAAGGCCGTGATGAGTTTCGTTGACAGCTACCGCACCGTGGACCTGCGCCCGCTGCACATCCAGCCGATGACGCCGGAGCAGCAGCGCGAGTTCGCCCAGCAGCTTTTTGAAATCGCGGCGAGCCACGGCATTGAGCTCACATCCTGCTCAGAAGACCTCGGCATCCCGCACTCCTGCTGCGTGGACGGCAAAATGTTCGGTGTGATTAAACCGAAGGACCGCAATCAGCGCGGGCTCTGCGGCTGCGTGGAGAGCGTTGACATCGGTTCATACAGCACTTGCAGTCATGGCTGTGCGTACTGCTACGCCAACCACTATGGCTACGTTCAAGACCCGCCTGACCCTGGTTGCGACCTGCTGGGTCCGCCCTTAACAGGGAACGAGAAAATTAAACAGAGGAACTAAGAAAAGCCTCCGTTTTGGGTAAACGGAGGCTTTTTCTATGTTTATTTTTAGCAAGGAGGACAAGCGAGTATGGAAATCATCTACAAAAGCCCTGACGAACTCATTGAGTACGAGGGCAACGCCCGCCGGAATGACGCGGGCGTGGCGAAGGTGGCCGAGAGCATCAAATCATTCGGCTTCCTCAACCCCATCACGATTGACGAGAACAACGTCATCATCGCGGGGCACACTCGGCTGAAGGCCGCCAAGATGCTGGGGCTCACCGAAATCCCCTGCATCGTGCAGCATCTGTCTGAGGAGGATGCGAAGCTGGCCCGCATCATCGACAACAAGAGTCACGAGTATTCCACCTGGGATGTCGGCAAGCTCCACCAGGAGCTGGCGGGCATCAACCTCGATGTCAAGACCACATTCTTCACCCCGAACCGGGACCGGCAGTTCTTCACGCAGAACAAGATGCTGATTTTCGGCAACAATGAGCTGCCCATCACCGAGGAGGAATACGCCCGGTTGAAGGCCGTGTACGACGCCTACATCGAGAAGAACAAGACCTACCTGGGCTTCGTCATGTTCCTGACAGGAGGGGAGAACGCATGAACATCAGAGAAATTTCCGTCGCGCGGTTGCGCGAGTATGAGAACAACCCCCGCAACAACGACCTCGCCGTCGAGAAGGTAAAGTACAGCATCCAGCGGTTCGGTTTCCTGTTCCCGGTCATCGTGGACATGAACTACACCATCGTGGCGGGCCATACCCGCGTCCGGGCCTGCCGGGAGCTGGGGCTGCCCTCCGTTCCGTGCATCATCGCTGATGAGCTGACCGAGGAACAGGTCAACTTCTTCCGGCTGGTTGACAACAAGACCAGCGAGTACAGCGATTGGGACTTCGAGAAGCTGAAAAGCGAGCTGTCCCTTATCGACCTGACGCTGGATGAGAACCAGCTTCTGCTTGAACGCTTTGAACTGAGCGCCGAGGTGTTCGACCTGGAGCCGGAACAGGCGGAAATCAAAATCCCCGCCTTCAACTTCATGGGCGTGAACGATAAGCCGGCGGCGCCCAAGAAGCCCTCTGTCAGCACCATCCACAGCACCGGCGCAGAGGCGGCTGCCGAGGCCGCTGAGGAGGCCGGCGCCGTGGAGGAGGGTTCCTATACCACCCCCGCCGAGGAGCCCACTCAGGACGGCTACAACGGCCCGGAGCAGGGCTTCAGCGCGGAGGCATCGCCCCAGGGCACCGACATCACCGTGCAGGACGGCGCGCCGGCTACCACTGCCTCCGCCCCTGGCGAGCAAAAGAAGTCCAAGGCCATCCTGCCGTTCTGTCAGTTCAGGTTCGGAGATGTGGCGTTCTTCATTTCGCAGGTCGAGCTCGACCGGCTGAACGCGAAGTACGCCGAGTATATCGACTCCGGCGAAATCCTGAAGGGCAGCTTTGCAAATTATCTGCTGAAGGGAGTTGAAAACAGTGATTGATTTCGTCGAGAAAGTGCCTATCGAGGAGGTAACGGGGTCTGAGTACAACCCGCGCTCCATCACCCCCGAGGCTCTGGAAGCCTTGCAGTACAGCATCCGGCGGTTCGGCATGGTCAAGCCGCTGATTGTCAACGCCTCGAACAACGTCATCACGGCGGGCCACCAGCGGAAGAAGGCGGCGACGGCCATCGGCCTGGAGTATCTGCCCTGCATCCGCATCAGCAGCCCGAACTTGCAGGACGAGATTCTGTTCAACCTGATGCACAACTCCATCGAGACCAGCAAGACCTCGGTGCGGCTGGAGGAGTTCACGGTGGGCGGCTACCACTACTGCGCCCCCGACAAGGTGAAAATCGAGAGCGAGCCGCAGAACGTGCTCGTCTGCTCCGAGATTACCAAGCTGATGTCCCGGTACGGTGAGTGGGGCAGCGCCGTGACTGACGGGGATGGCAACGTCATCCTCAACGCGGAGTATGCCTACTGCGCCAAGAAGCTGGGGTACGGCGTCCTGTGCTACGCCATCCCCAATGAGGACGTGCCCGAGTTCCTGAAGTGCATGGGCATCGAGTACGGCAAATACAACTTCGACAACCTCGGCGTCCAGACCTATCACCAGTTCCTGGCGCAGCCGAAGCGCCTGAGCACCGACGGGCGGCAGTCCAACACGTCCATTCTCTATGAGAAATACCTGATTCCGCGCCTGCAAAAGACCGACAGCATCATCGACATCGGCGCGGGGCGCATGGCCTACGTCAAGCTGTTGAAGTCCAAGGGCTACAACATCCACGCCTACGAGCCGTCCCTGATGGTCAAGGGCGCGAACAAGCTGGACATGAAGGGCATCGTCGCCAACATCATCCGGGCCGAGCAGGAGGTCCGGGCCCACGGCCTGTTCGACTGGTGCGTTCTGGAGGCCGTCATCAACTCGGTCGTGGACGATGAGTTCGAGAAGGCAGTCCTCACCGCTTGCAACGCCGTGTTGAAATCTACCGGCACCCTGATTACCTGCACCCGCAACATCGCCTACGTCGAGAAGGCGTATGAGAAGCAGAAGCTGTCTGCCGGTGCCGGCGACTGCCTGTGGTATCTCGACGACAAGAACTACACTCTCGGCGTGACCAACGGCATCGTGTTCAAGCAGAAGTTCCACACGCGGGAGAGCTTCGTTGCTCTGCTCGAACGGTACTTCGAGGAGGTCGGGGTGCTGTCCTGCACCGCCGGCTATATCTACTGTGCCTGCTCGAAGCCGAAGCAGCTCGACACCGAGGTCTACGAGGAGTATCTGGAAAAGGAACTCAATATTGAATACCCCGGCGGGTTCAAGCACAACAAGCACAAGGGGCTGATGGAGGTCTTAATCGCAAAGGTTGCGGAGAGGTATGGCTAATGCGAGAAAAGACCTGTTTGACCAGTGGGTCGAGTCCGGCGCGGTAGAAAATAACCTCGCCATCCTGCAATCGCTGGCGATGCAGGGTAAGTCCCTCGCAGAAATGGCAGAGTGCTTTGATATATCCAAGCGGACGCTGATAAACCTGAAGGCGAAGCACTCTGCCATCGACAAAGCCATCAAGAACGGTCGGCTCTCCGTCGTAGCGATGTGCCAGAACAAGCTGATGGAGCGGGTGTCCAGCGGTGACACCACCGCCATCATCTATGCTCTGAAGGTCTACGGCGGCGAGTTCTTCAATGACCGCAAGACTGTCAAGGCCGAGATTACGGGTACGCCTGTTGCCCAGCCCCAAGTTCAAATCTACCTGCCGGCAACGGATTCGGAGGTGGGCGGAGAGAATGGGGAAGCGAAAGAGTAACAACACACCGGGCGGTCCTATCATTATCCGCCCTCAGCCGGGGAAGCAGGAGCTGTTCCTGCGTTCCCCGGCGGACATCTGCATCTATGGTGGCGCCGCCGGCGGCGGAAAGACCTACGCACTCCTGCTGGAGTGCCTGCGAAACATCAACAACCAGCATTTCGAGGCTGTCATCTTCCGGCAGTCCCGCCCGCAGATACTGAGCGCCGGCGGCCTGTTCGCCACCAGCCAAGAGATTTATCCGTACCTGGGCGCGTCGAGCGTTCTGACACCCAACGTCCAGTGGCGGTTCCCATCCGGGGCGAAGGTGACGTTCGCCCATATGTTCTATGAGAAGGAGAAATATAACTGGCAGGGCTCCCAAATCCCGCTGC